AAAATCAGTTTTAAGGCATCCAGATGGGCCGCCAGGATGGCCATCTGTTCGGTGCTGAGCTTGCCAGAGTGATAGAGGGCCAGCAGGTCCTCTTTCGTCTTGGGCAGGGTCAGCCCCCAGCCCTTGAAGACCCCGCTGAGTTCGGCCAATGCCTTGGTCATGGGGTCGATGGGGTCCAGCCACGCCTTGAAGGCTTCCTGGGCATCAAAGAGCACATCAAAGGCCGGCCCCAGCTTCATGAGTTCCACATAGGCCTTCCGCCCCGCCTCGGTGGTCAGGTCCAGGCTGTTGATGAGGGCCATGAACCCATCGCGGGTGGTGGGGATCTGGAGCGCGCCGCCGATCTCCTTAAATGCCTGGTCGATGGTCTTTTGCGCGGCCTGGACCTGTTGCTCGAAGGCGACGAGGGGGCCAAGAAACTCCTTGGCGTAAAAGCCTTGCAGTTGCGCGAGGCCCTGCATCCCCAGCTTGGCCTCGTCCGCGGCCTTCGCCAGGTCGTTGGCCAGGTTGATGAAGTCCATGCCGGTGGCGGTGGTCTTGGTGCCGGTGAGGGTCAGGGCGTCGTCCAGGACGGCAGTGTTGAGTACTAGGCGCTGGATGGTGGCGCCAATGGCCTCGCCGCTGGTTTTCATGGCGTTGGCGTAGTTGACCAACTGCATGGCGGCGGCTTCGTCGGTGCCGGCCAGGCCGAGCTTGTCGCCCATCGCGGTGCCTTTCATCTGGCCCGCGACCTGCACCAACATCAGGGCATTCGCCATTCCGGCGGCCAGTTGATTGGCCATCTCCTCGGCGGTGCCGGCGAGATCGCCGACCACGGCTTTGAATACGACCGCTAATTCGTCGCCGGTGGCGGCACCGTGGTTGAGAATGGTGGTGAACATGATGTCAAAGGCTTCGTTAACATCCTCTGACAAATTCAAGATATGGCCGCTGGCCTTGAGACTAGCTTCGATTTTGGCGGACACATCCTCGCCGTAGAACTTGGCCAGAGCGTGCGATACATCGGCGAAGGCTTTATAAATCTCCTTGTTTTCGTCGGTGATGTTGGCCGAGCCCTTGTCCGCTTGGCCGAAATTGAGGCCAAAGGCGCCGGTCTGGTAAGTCATGGACCCGCCCCATTCCCACTTTTCCAGCCCGCGTGGATCGCGCCCGGTGGTGGCGGCGAAGGCGCCGTAGCGCGGCTCTTGATCCTTTTGCCATTTGCTGAATATCAGTCCGCCAGCGATTATCAGGGGGGCCAGATAAGGCATGGCGTACCCAATGCCCCCCGCCATCCCTGCCCCAGTTCCGCTTGCGATGCCAGCGCCAGCAAAACTAAAGCCTTCCATAATGGTGGTCAATGACCCGGAAAGCATGGTCGAAAAACCGGCGCCGACGCCTTCCAAGAAAGTTGCGCCTAGACTGAAGGCCGTGGAAAACATGGAGCCGATGGACGAGAAAGAGCTGAGACCGCTAACCGCTTGCCCCGCCGTCCCTGCGGTGCCCGCGGTCCCGGCCACGCCAGAACCACCGGTCATGGCGGTGGTGATCGCCACCACCAGCGGCTTCGTCAGCAGCGCGTGGGCGACTTCCGCCAGCCAGGAGGTGATGGCGGATTTCATGCTTTCCAGGGTGGACTTGGTGCCCGAGAACAGGTCTTTCCACAGGCCGGCGAAGGTGTCATCGATGCGCTTGACGGCGTTTTTCCAGACTTCGGACCAGGCGCTGGCTTCGTCCGTGTTCTTGACTTGCTGTTTGCCAAGTTCCTCCAGTGCGACCTTGGCCCGTTCAGCGGCGGGGCCGCCTGCGGCGATGATCTTATTGAGTCCGGCTTGATCTTCGGCTAACTGGCGCGCCTTGGCCCCGTGGGTGTCGTATTTATCGATGAGGTCTTGAGCGGCTTTCTCGGCCGTGTTGTAGTCCTTTTTGAGCCCGGCCAGCATCTTGCCGTACTCTTCGCCCGTGAGCTTGCCGGCCTTCATCGCCTTATCAAGGACGGCGGTCGCTTCCTCAAGATTTTTGGCGTCATCGCGCGCTGGAAGGTATTTCTTGATAAGCGCCTCCAGCGCCTTTTCCTGTTCATTGGCGGCCTTGGCGGCGGCGCTGTGCGCGGCGCCCGCGCCTTTTGTCGCGCCGGCCCCGGCATTGGCAGCGGCCCCCGCTTTCCCATGGGCTCCAGCCAGATTATCCTGCTCGAAGGCGTGGAGCTTGGCGGCTAGGGCGGCTTTACGCTGTTGGTCGGCGTGGGTGGCGGTGATGACCGAGCCCAGCTCCATCTCTAAGTTATCGGCGGCAATCGCCCCCGCTTTCTTTTTGATTTCCTGGCCAGCGGCGGCGATCCCGGCGGACGCGCGCTGTCCGGCTTCGCCGAGCATGTCGGTGTATTGCACCGCCCCAGACAGGCCTTCCTTGAGCCGATCAAAATTGAAACCCGACTCTAGGCTCATAGCCACTTCGCCCGCCAGAACGCCAGCCGATTGCCCGATCCAGCGGAACAGGTTCATGACGTAATTGACGGCGCCCGAGGTCAGGGACATGAGACCCGACATGGTGGCCGACCAGACGGACACGACGGCATTGCCGGCGGAGGCGACCACGGGTGGGAGGCGGTTAAACTCGCCCGTTACATAAGAGGCGAAGGTCTGCCATACCGCCTGGGAATAACTGGCGGTGGTTTCCCAAACAGCGGACACCGTAGCCCCGACCGTCGTCGTCGTCTGGCCGATGGTGATCGTTTCATCCCGCAGGGTGTACATGACGCCAATCAGGGCGCCGATTCCGGCAATGGCTAGGGTTACCGGATTGGCCAAGAGGACAGCCGTAAAGGCGCCCCAAACCCCCGTGGCGATGCCCACGGCGGCGCTCAGGGCCGTCATGAGGCCAATGGCCCCGCCGATGGCGCCCGCCGTGGCCATGATGACGGTGGTGGTGTCGGACCAGACGCCCGTTTTTAGTTCGTTGTAGGTGGTGGCGATGCCCGCGCCCAGGCTGGTCATGGTGTCGCCGAAGGCGCTGGCCACGCCGTTGGCCCCGGTCATGCCATCGCCCAGGCTGGCGATGCCGCTGCTCACGTCGTTGAGCACGGTGATAACGCCTTGCGTCAGGCCGGTATCGCCCATTTTTACCCAGAATTGATCCCAGGCATCGCCCAAATTAGAGATAGACCCCTCCAGGGTTTTGGCTTGGCGCTCCATGCCGCCGGCGAATTGGACGTTACCGATATCCAGCAGGTATTTTTCGATAGCCTGGGCGTTGTTGCCAATGGTGGTGGTGACACCTTGGAAGGTGAGCGATACCTCATCGCCGTTTTGCTTGGCCTTGATGCCAAACTCCTTGAGCCGTTCAAACTCGCCCGTCGCCGCGTCTGCCACGGCCTCAATCATCTGGTTGAGGCTCTTGCCCATGGCGCCCGCCGTGTTGCCATAGCTGGTCATGGCCGCCATGGACGGATCGAGGCCCATGGACTTGAGCTTAATGAAACCCTGGACCGCTTGTTCCAGGCTATAGGGGGTCTGGGCGGCGAATCCTTGGAGCACTTCCCAGGCAGTGGTGGCTTGAGCGACTGACCCAGTAACGGTCTCCAGGCTGGCGCGTAATAGGCCCGCTTGGCGGTTGGCTGAGGTGAAGGATGACGCCAAAGCGCTTACTGAGAGGGCTGCGCCCGCCGTCATAGCCAGGCCCTTCAGCGATGCAGCCAGCCCAGACACCGCGCGCCCGGTGTCGTTGAGCGCCCCCCGTACCCGGTTGAGCCCAACAATGGCAGCGCTACCATCGGCATTGATCCGTAACTGGACAGTAAGGGGCCCACTAGCCATGACTGATTTTCTCCCGGGTGTTGGGATGGGGTTGGACCGGCGCCTTGGGGTCTTTGGCCCGCTTCTGGCTCATGATGGCCAGGAATTCCTGCTCCAGGACCTGGATATCATCGAACCGGCGCGGTGGATCGCCGCGTAACTGCATGGCGGCGGCGACTCCGGCATAGTCGAGCCCGGTGGGGGTGCCGTCCATGCCGGCACGGTGCCATTGGGTTTCCACGGCCAGGAAGAGATCGACGCTGGCGACGTTCTCCGGCCATAGCTCCACCGCCTCGCAGGCGCCGCACCAGGTGTGCTCGCCGCGCCCTTCCATGCAGACGCGGCAGGTACTAAGGCCCTGGCCAGGGATGGCGTCATGGCGCCACCGCAGCCAGGCAATCAGTTTTTTTGGCGACCATTGTCGTCAAGCGCGGTCAGGGCCTCGCGGACCGCCTTGACCAGCCAGGAGCCGAGGTCTAGCAACTGGCGCAGGGCGTCGGGCGAGAAGGGCACGGGCTGGCCGTCGGCGTCGCCCACGTCGCCCCAGTCGGTGACGCGGGCGACGATAGCATCCAGGTCTTTGGCAATGGCCTCGGGGGTGATGGACTCCGCCACGGCCACGAAACGGCCCAGCATGGCATCGGCGCCCTCGATCGCGCCACTGGCGGCCTCTTCCTTGAGCCGGTCGATGTGCTCGGCCAGGGCCTCGTGTTTGCGTTGGGCGTTTTCGGTGTGGGTGATGAGGCGCACGCGCAGCTTGATGCGCTGCTCGCCGTCCGGATCCGGCAGCTTGACGGTGATCCAGGATTGACGATCGGTTTGGATTTTGAACATGGTCAGTGTCTCGCAGAGTCAGTGGCAAGGGTGGTCAGTGCAGGCGCCCGGCCCGGTTTTGCAACCGGGTAACGGGCTACCCCGCGACTGACCAGCGCGG